TTTTTTTTTTTTTTTTTTTTTTTTTTTTTTTTTTTTTTTTTTTTTTGAGAAGAGACCTACTGAGACCGAAGACCTATTGAGACCAAACCAAGACCGGACAAATATGGCTGGGATGCTGTGTGGCCGAGGGCCTTTAGGCCCGGAGGCCCATCAGCCCCAGGCCATTTTGGCTGGGCTATATGATAATTTGTATTTCATATTCTATATTCGTATTGAGGGGGAGGCGGTATATATATTCTATATTCGTATTGCAGGAATGCTACATATATATTATAATACTTATTGCATATTACGGCGTAATACGTATATAGAATATTATAGCAGGGGTCGTAATATGCAATATGCAGGAGGCGCGTTTATATTGAGACTTTCTGCTATATGGCAATATACTTGTACAAAATAACGTGGCAGTCGTAATATGCAATATACCTTGTACAAAATAACGTGCCAAACTGCAATATGCAATATCACTTGTACAAAATACGAGGGCCAGTTTTGGGGTCGGTATTCGTATAAGTATTCTAATAATATATCAAGAGTTTAGGCCATTTACAAGGGCCATATTCCTGTGGTATTATAGGAGTGAACACCAAAAAGAAAGGAGGGAAGCTCATGAGATACTACGGAATTGAGCCCATGCTCATTGACCTCAAGAGTCGAGGGGAGCGGATAGCCCATATTTATATTAAGGACCACAAGGCCCAGTATGACTTTGTGGGCGGTGGGGTCTCTCAGGCACACCACCTGCGCAATCTGGGAGAGGCTGCTCAGTGTGTGATAGAGACTCTTGCTGACCGAGGAGAGGCGTGGGTTGGGCTCAAAGGGCCTGCCATTTACAGCTATTTGCCCTCGACCGAGGCTGGACTCCTGTACTTCGGAGAGGTGAAACTGGTTACTTTGCCGAACGACCGTCGCAAAGTTCGCTATCCAGTAGTCCAATTCGAGGATGGAACAGTCTGCCAGAAGCTTTCGGACTTCCTGGAGTACTTCAAACTGGAGAATAACTACAGCAACCGGGGCAAAGTGATGAGGTGGCTGAGCTCTCTGGACGGCCCCACAACCAAACTTCGGGCCAGAAAACAGAAATTTGACCGAAAAAAGGTCATAAACCTGGAGATGGGGACCAACCGCTTCGGAAAACCCACAGCAATTCTGCACTATCGAAGGCTTCCAGCTATGGTCGGACTCAAGCCGATGCTTGACACATTCCCTGATTTGACTCCTACTCAGGTTCAAGAGCTCTACAATGACTATGGAATTGCCCTTCCGGGTACCTTCAAGAGGGCCTTCAAGGAACGCAAACAGCCTGACCCCGACCCTGTGGACGATGAATCTGAGGAGTCCATCCCCCTGGACGAACGTCCACTACGTATCCCGGAGCCCTATCAGCCCTTGGACGAGGAAATCCAGCCACCAGACAAGAAGGTCCTGTGGGGGTATATCCACGCAACAGGCCTCTATCCCCGCCGGGGAAAGGTCATGGGCAGCAACCCCATCCACGTGGGGGATATACCTATTAAAAATGAGAAGGAGCTGAAGAAGTTCTTGGAGCAGTGGAGGTATAGCATCGATGACAAACTACTCCACAAGCTGTGGAACTTCGTCCTGGAGGGGAACGGTGAACAGCAATGAATTGTTACATTTTGAAAGATATTATGGAGGGGTAGATAATGGTAGACTGGGGTAAGCTATCCACCTTTACTCAGGCTCAATGGAAGGAGTACCTTCAGAATCTCGTTCGAACCAACAAGAAGGCCCTCTACAGGGCCATAGTGGTCATCGCTGAGTACCAGACCCCCGAAGAGAAAGCCTGGGGGATGACCATCGACCACAACGAAGTGGGCTTCGGAGCTGTGGACGCAGAGATGATGACTGCTTTGGCCCTCAGGCTCAAGAACGGTGGAGAGCTGACCGAGAAGGAGTTGGCCATCTGCAGAAACAAGATGCCGAAATACTGGAGGCAACTTATGATTCTTTCGAAAAGGAGAATGGAACATGAGAGGAAAACATCAAACGAAGGCCGAGAGGTTCGGTCAGAAGGTGGGCAAGGTCCTGGCTTGGGTAGTGATAGTCTCCCCAGTGTTCCTGCTGGCAGCCCTGCTCATACTCAACAGCAAAGTGGACAAGCTGGGGGAGCAGGTGTATCAGCTGCAGGGCCAGATGGTCTACCTGGAGGAGAGACTGGAGTCCCTGGAGAGAGTCGAGGCCATGGAGGAACAGCCTGTTGAGGGAGTAGCTAGAGAGCCAAACGCTCCAGGCTCCACTATAACCCGAGAAGACCTCTATCCACCCACAGAGGAAGAACTCACTATCCTGGCCAAGATAGTCTATAGGGAGGCTCGGGGTATTGAGGACAAGGCCCATCAGGCAGCAGTTATCTGGTGCATTCTCAATCGAGTGGATGCAGGGCTTGGGGGAGATACAATAACTGAAGTGGCTACATATCCCAACGCATTTGCCTGGGTGCCTGATACCCCTGTGGAACAGGAGTTCCTGATGCTGGCAGCGGATGTCTGTGAGAGGTGGAACTTGGAGAAGGCGGGACAGGATGATGTAGGGAGGGTGCTCCCCAAGGGGTACCTCTACTTCACTGGGGATGGGGAGCTCAATCACTTTACAACCGAATGGAAAGGGACCGAGACTTGGGACTGGTCTCTCAAGAGTCCTTATTAAGGAGGGAGGACAAGATGAAGGTACAGCCTTACCTCAGGGAGTACAACTGGATTAGATGCTGTGAGGTGGGTATCGAGTACAAGAAGCTGGTGAGGTCCATCGCTGAGCTTCAGTGGGGCAGGTCCACCCTGTTCATCCACAAGACCAAGGGGAAGTCGACCTACACCATCACTGACAAGAACTCTGGCATGGCAGTCCTGGAGGGACTCAAGGAGCCCACCGTGAGAGCAGCAAGGCTCTACCTGGCCCGTAACCTGACCGATGAGCAGGACAAGGCCCTGGACATGCTGCCCAGCCAAAGACTGCTCAGGGCATACCACAGAAGGAGGCTTGAGGACCTTCCTTATAGAAAGGACGTGGAGCAGGATATACTCTTCGCTCTGCAGGGTATCATGACCTCTGGAGACCCATTTTGAAAGGAGAAGACTATGTTCGGAAAGAAAAAGGTAAAGGTGAAGTTAGTTCCTGCTGTGGCTGAGGCTTGGGGCCGGATAGCTGAGTTGGACCGGTTGGCAACCGAGATACAGGCTTTGACTGGTTACTCACTGGGGGAGCTCAAAGGTCTCTTCGCTGCTGGGTACACTCTGGAGGCTCCGAAGCAGATATCGATGGAGGAGCTCCTTCAAGAGCTGAGGAAAGAGGCTCATGAGAGTATGTGACCGACAAGAGTGGGAGGGTCGAGAGGCCCTCTCATTTTTTTTGAAATTTTTCTCTCGAACCCATTTACAAACTAGTACGAGAGTCTTATAATACAACCATACTGAACAACACCTCACCAACTCAACATCTCAAGGAGGAACTTAAAATGACTGACATCAGAACTGCTACCTGGACCAACATCGGCTACGACATCAAGAAGGCCAAGACTGTGGAAGAAGCCCTGAAGCTGTCCCACCTGGACTACACTGTGGAGAAGGTCCCTGTCTTCCTGGAGGACGGCACCCCCATCCCTGGGGCCTTCTGCACCAAGAAGGAAGCCTCCACCCAGACCTTCGGAGTGGTCGGCAAGGAGTTCTCCATCATCCAGAACATCGAAGGCTTCGACTTCATCAACGCTCTGGTCGGAGAGGGCCTGACCTTCCTCAAGGCTGGCGAGAACAAGAAGATGGTCTGGATTATCGGCCAGCTCCCCACCATCGACATCCTGGGCGACAAGGTTACTCCCCATGTCATCTTCCAGAACTCCCACAGTGGCAACACCACCCTGAAGGCCACCATCGCTCCCCTCCGCATCATCTGCCAGAACCAGTTCAACATCACCTTCAAGAAGGCCGACAACAAGATTAGTCTCCGGCATACCTCCTCCATCAAGGAACGCCTCCACACTGCTGAGACTGTCCTGGCTCAGAACTCCATCTACCTGGACGCCTTCAAGGCCAAGGCTGAGGAGATGGCTTCCCACAAGGTCTCCAAGAAGGCTGTGGACTCCTTCCTGGATGGCATCTTCGAAATCAAGGAGGAGTACTCCCCCACCCGGGTCAAGAAGCTGGAGGAGAAGAGAGAACGCTTCCTGGCTGCTTACCAGGCTGAGGACAACCAGAACTTCATCGGCACTCAGTGGGGCCTGGTCAACGCCTACACCGACTACGTGACCCACAGGGAGCTCAAGAAGGACACCCCCACTGCCCTGGAGAACCACTTCATCAAGACCACCCTGAAGGGCTCGATGAATGAATTCATTCACCAGGTCTCTAAGCTCTAAGCTGGGGGAAGGGACGGGGGCTTCGGCCCCCTCCCGAAAATTTTCTCTTCGAACCCATTTACATTCTCTCGACCATCTCTTATAATAGGTATATAAACAAAGGGAGGTCAACATCATGACTAAGCTGGAAATTCTGGACTTCATCTTCAACTATGACATTCGCTCCCTGGCTGACCGCCTGGAGAACCTGCTGGCTGAAGACCGAATCACCTCTGGGGCCTGCTACTACGTGTACAATCCCTACGAATTCTACCAGCTGAAGCAGGCTATGGAACTGACCTCCCAGGCAGCTAAGTCCAAGAACTATTTCCGGTACCTTAAGCGGAAGGACTCCATCTTCTATTCGGTCATGTTGCAAGGCTTCAAGGAGAACATCCAGAAGACCGAAGCTTTCCTGGCTGAGCAGGAGAACCTGCCCTTCGAACAGTCCCAGAAACAAGTGCTCATTCAGAAAGGAGAACTCAAATGAACAACTCTACCAACAACAAGGTCGTATCCATCTACTCCCAGGAGGATGACTTCAAGGTCCTTCATCAGATGCTTAACTCCCCCCAGCAGGAGGCTCGGAGACAGGCCCGTCGGAAGCAAAACCAAATCTATCGCCTTCGGGCTAAGGCCCTCCACATCGGAGGCATCTTCTCTGCTGGAATGGTCTTCATGTACCTGCTCATTCACCTGGTCTAAGGAGGTGCTACCATGAAGCTTGAGCTTAATCGCAACAAGGTCCTCGGCTCCCTGCTTGGCTTTGCCATCGGGGATGCCATGGGGGCAACCACAGAGTTCATGTCCCAGAGGGAAATCTACCAGAAGTACGGGGAGGTCAAAGACATCATCGGTGGGGGCTGGCTGAACCTCAAGCCCGGAGAGGTCACCGACGACACTCAGATGATGACCATCGTAGCCAAGGCCAGAATGAACAGCCTGGAGACCTTCACCAGGGATTGCTGCACTGGCTTTGTGGACTGGCTCAGCAGGGGTCCTAAGGACGTAGGAGGGGCCTGTAAGGCCGCAATCCTCCAGGGGGGTAGGAAATCCCCAGATGAGTGGATGAGGCTCTCTATGGAGCGCCAGGAGACCAACCAGCGACTTGACCTGGGCAACGGGGCCGTGATGAGGGCCCTGTTCCTGGCCCTGAACGATGAGCCCAACCTGGCAGTCCACCAGGGGCGCCTGACCCACAACAACCCCACATCGGACAGGTACATCAGGGACTACTGCTACGCTATCTACAGGGCTCTGTTCTTCCCAACCCTGTGGGCAGGAGACGAAGACTATCTGGAGCTGATGGAACCCACAGGGCATGTGGAGAACTCGGTGAACAATGCCATCTACTGGAGCTTCAACGCTTTGAACTTCAGGGATGCCATCATCGGCCCAGTCAACCACGGGGGAGATGCTGACACCATAGCTGCCTTGACTGGTGGCATAGCCGGAGCTCACTTCGGGGCTAACCACATCCCCAAGAAGTGGATAGAGGCTCTTGACCCTCATGTGGTCAAGGACCTCCAGGACATGGCCGACTGGCTCATGGAAAACCAGTAAGAGAAGGGGCTCTCGAAAGAGGGCCTCTTTTTCTTTGAGAAATTTTCGACGAACCCATTTACAAACGTCGGTCGTTCTCATATAATGTAACTGTAAACAAAACCACATCCACTCTACCAACTGGAGGTTACATCATGGAGAAGAACATCATTTCCAAAATCGAGAAGCTGCTGGCTCTGGCTGGCAACAACCCCTCTGAGGCTGAGGCCCAGGCTGCTATGCTGAAGGCCCAACAGCTGATGGCTCAGCACAACCTGGACATGGCTCAGTTCGAAGAGGCTGGCAAGGTCAAGAAGGAAGCTGTCAAGGATTATGTGGAAGGCTACCACAACACCAACTGGGCCATCCGCCTGGCTCAGGTCATCTGCAACAACTTCCGCTGCAATCTCCTTCGGGCTCCTCACTACGGCCTGGTCTTTGTGGGACTCAAGGAGGACGTGGCTATCTGCAAGGCTGTCTTCACCTTCGCTGCTCAGACCCTGGACAAGAACATGAAGAAGCTCCGGAGACAGTACCGGAAGGCAGGCAAGCCCACTGATGGAATCTCTGGAGACTACTCTGCTGGCTTCATCGCTGGACTCCAGGCCAAGTACAAGGAGCAGGTGGACAAGAACAACTGGGGCCTGGTACTGGTCAAGGACGCCCTGGTCGAACAGCTCACTCAGGACATCATCGACCCCAAGGGCAAGAGAACCTCTGGCAAGAAGCTGAAGCAGTCTGGAGACCCTGGCCTCTACGCCAAGGGCTACCTGGACGGCAAGTCCCTGGGGGATGACCAGAAGGCCATCACTGCTTAAGGAGGAGACATCATGAGAAGACACTTCTACACCAACCAGGAAGTCCTGGAAGAGGCTCGGGTCCTCATCCACACACCTGGAGCTTCCACCTACACTGTGGCTGAGAAGCTGGACAGGCCTCAGGCTACAATCTGGTGGCACCTCAACCACAGACTCCCGGAGCTTGACCTGGTCCTTTTCCATCAGGTGAGGGTCATCCTGAGACAGAACTACAGGGGCGGGGGAAGATAATCAAGGGGGGCCTTCGGGCCCTCCAAGAGTTTTAGTGTGGACAAAATCCAAGTCTTGAGATATAATAGGGATTAAGGAGGAAAACCATGAGCAAGAAACGTAAAACCACAGTAAAGCCCAGTCTCATTCGAGGTACCCATTACCTTACAGAGGCCGGAGTGGAGGCTGATGAAATAAGGACTCTCATCCTCAGGAGAAGGCTGCAGGTCCTCGTTCATTCCTGCATCTACTATGTGTTCAACGAGAACATCATCTCTGACTCCACATGGAGTGCTTGGGCGAGGGAGCTGGCTGAGCTTCAGGAGAAGTACCCTTCCATCGCTGCTCGGGTGGACTACGCTAAGGAGTTCCAAGACTTTGATGGCAGTACCGGCTTCCACCTTCCTACCCGCAATCTTGAGATTATGGCCAAGGCTCAGTACCTCCTAAAAATCAGAAAGGAGAAAGCCAATGTTAGAGACTCTGGACACCAAGCTCATCGAGCAGACACTCCAAGTACTGTCGTTCGAATCTGCTTTCCATGACCCACACTGGAGGGAGTTCGTCGAGACAGCCTACAGGGTATGTGTTCCTCTGGACTTCTACCTCATGCCCGCCAGTATGTCGGGGAAGCACCACCAGGGATATGAGCTTGGAGTTGGGGGACTGGTGAGACACACCAAGGCGGCCATGATGGTGGCCAAGACCCTGTTCCCCCTGTACCACTACCAGGACCACGAGCAGGACCTTCTCATGGCTGCCCTGGCCCTGCACGACATTGCCAAGCCCAGCAAGACCCACCCTGTGGAAGTGAGACCCCTGCTTGAGCCCATCGAGAACGACTACTACAACGAGGTTGAGAAGGTAGTCCCCCTCATCGAGACTCACCATGGACAGTGGGACTGCTTCGGCAAACTGCCCAAGCCCAAGTCCTCCAAGCAGAACTTCGTCCACCTCTGTGACTACATCGCCTCTCGCAAGAACATTGCGATTGACATCAACTATCAGGAGGAGAAAACATGAAAGTCATTCATCCCTATGTTAACCCCCAGATGCTCCCGCCCAGGAAAGTCCTGTATGGCCTTCTGGAGGCCGCAGGGAGAACCTGCTACCAGTCTGAGAGAGTGGAGGGGGACACCACAGAGAAGTTCATCCAGCGGCTTATGAAGCGCAAGCACTGGTCTGTTCTGGAGCACGGGAACCTCTCTGTTCGTATTGTCTGCGACCGGGGTGTAACCCATGAACTAGTCCGCCACAGAATCGCCTCCTACTCTCAGGAGAGCACCCGGTACTGCAACTACTCCGGGGACAAGTTCGGTGGAGAGATTAAGGTCATTGACCTGGCTACTGGCTTCAAGTACGACCTGGACAATCCTCAGGACCGGGCCAAGTATGAGGAGTGGATGGCCGCTATGGAGGACGCAGAGAGGCACTACATGAAGATGCTGGAGCTGGGGGCTACTCCCCAGGAAGCCCGCTCTGTGCTGCCCACAAGCACCAAGACTGAGATTGTGGTTACTATGAACGTACGGGAGTGGAGACACTTCCTGGAGATGCGTTGGGTCGGTGTGGCCGGAACTCCCCACCCTCAGATGCGGGAGATTGCCGAACAGGTCTATGACCTGCTGGCTCTGCACTATCCCATCCTCTTTGAGGACCTGAAGGCCTCTATCAAGAGAGCTCAGTAAACCTCAAGAGTTTAGCTCATTTACAACCCAATTTTCTTATGGTATTATATAAGCATCCCACAAGGGAGTAAATCACCTACTCAACATAATAAGGAGGAAAACACAATGGCGAAGAACAAGAAGCCCAAGTTTCTGGAGAAGGAGACCCCCGACCTGCTGGCTCTGCTGAAGGAGACCCTGGCTGAGGAGGAGGCCGACACCAAGAAGGCCCTGAAGATTACGGAGGAGCTCATTTCCCGCCTGCCTCAGGACGAGGGCCCGATGTCTGTGGATGAGGCCCTGAAGGCTGCCGCTGACCAGATGACCGCTGCTCTGAACAACATCAAGGGCGCCTACGACAACGAGGTCTCCATGATGGAGGACTCCGAGGAGGAGCCTGAGGAAGAGGCTGAGGAGGAAGAGACCCCCAAGGCCAAGAAGGGCAAGAAGTCCAAGAAGGCCAAGAAGGAAGAGCCTGAGGAGGATGAGGACGACTCCGATGAGGAGGAGGACTCTGAGGACGATGAGGACGAGGACGACGGTGAGGACTACACTGACTGGTCCACCAAGGACCTGAAGAAGGAGTGCCGGACTCGTGGCATCAAGGTCACCAAGGGCATGGGCAAGGCTGAGATGGTCAAGGCTCTGGAAGCCGATGACAAGGAGTAAGACCCACTCCTTCACAGCCGCATAGACCAAGAGGAGGGGGTGGACACAAAGTCCACCTCCTTTCTTTTTCATCAAGGAGAAGTAACTTATGAAAGAGACTATCAAGTTTCTGGTGCAAATCTTCTCCCAACAGTGCGAACGTGGTGACTATGTTATCTTGGCAGCTAAGGACGGGAAGTTCTGGAAGGATGTCCCCATCAAGTATGGAAAGAACATCGGTGAAAAGCTCAAGGAGTTCTTCCAAGCATACCCACCTGAGAAGTATGACCTGTACTGGTCTCCCATGCCCTACACTCAGCCCAAGAGACAAAACCGGTTCTCGGTAGATACCAAGTTCATGGCTCAGGACATCGATGAGTGTGAGGACCCGTCCTCCATCAGTCCCAAGCCAAGCTACATCTGGGAGAGCTCACCGAACAAATACCAGGGCCTATGGGAGTTGGACCGGTACATCAACGAGCAGGAATACACTCCCCTCAACAAAGCCCTGGCTGCACACATAGGCTGCGATGACTGCTTCGACTTCGCTCATGTCTACCGTATCCCTGGCACCATCAACCACAAGTACAAGAACTCCCCACCTGTGGGGCAGGTGAAGCCCACAAAGGCCCTTTATAAGCCGCGTGACATCCGGAAGGCTGTGGGGGGTATAACTACTACCCCTAAGAAGGAAAAAGCCCACAGCGCCTCTCCAGCGGCCTCTGAGCAGGATATGCTGGCTGAGCGGAGAATATACGCTAAGTACTCCATCCCCAAAAAGGTTCGGGACACCCTGGCCCTTCAGTCCCTGAATGGGGTAGACCGGTCAAGTACTATCTGGTACGTGGAGAAGTCCCTGCATGAGCTGGGCATGACTCCACAGGAAATCATCCTGCTCATCAAGAACAGTGTCTTCAACAAGTACAGGGGGCGAGCTGATGAGGACGCTAGACTCCACAAAGAGCTGGAGAAAATCATCGGAGACTCTATCCCTGACCCGGAGGACTCAGCAGCAGGAGCCCTGACCACCTCCACCTATGGAGAGGTCATGGGTAACTGCAACACCTTCGAAGGATGGCTGGTAAGGGGCTTCTGGGGCCGGAGGTCTCATGGAATTGTGGCAGGCATGCCCAAGTGCTTCAAGTCTACTCTGGTCCATGACCTCATCATCTCTGTAGCCAGTGGCACTAAGTTCCTCGGTCGCTTCCCTGTGGAAGAACCCGGCCCCGTTCTGGTCATTCAGAACGAGAACGCTGACTACATCATGAAGGACCGTACGGAGAAGATTATTCTCGACCGTGGACTGGTGGGAGAGGCCCACAGGATAAACAGGAGACATGTTCAAGTGGAGTTCCCTCCGGACCTACCCATCACCTTCATCAATCAGCAGGGCTTCACCCTCAGCAATGAGGACCACAGGAGGCAGATTGAACTCCTTGTTCAGGAACTCAAACCTGTGCTTGTGGTATTCGACCCACTGTATCTTATGTTCGAGGGAGACCTCAATTCATCCAAAGACTTGAACCCCGTGTTGAACTGGTTGCTTAGTCTCAAGACTGACTACCATACCAGTGTCTTGGTTGTTCATCACTACAACAAGGGAAGTCAGCAGGGGCAGCTTAAGGGCGGTGCCAGAATGGCTGGCTCGGTCATGTTATACGGTTGGGTTGAGTCTGCCTGGTACATCACCAAAGTGGAGGAGGAAGAGGAGCCCATTCCTAACCAGGCCGTAGACTATGCCGAAGCCTCAGGAAGTGCCACTGTGACACTCTCCAGGGAGTTCCGTATGGCAGGTCATTTCTCTGACTTGGATGTCCACTTCGACATGGGAGAGATTGGCAATCCCCAGTACAACGTAACTCTGGGAGGCCCAGGCTCTGGACATGTAACCATCAAGACTCTTGAGGGGGAGATACTCAACTTTCTGGCCAATTCCACAGTACCCCTCTCCAAGGGAACGATACAGGATAACCTGGGCGTTGAAAGCAAGGTCCTCAGTAAGGCCTTGAATGAACTGGTCAAATCCAAGAAAGTTGTTACAATAAACGGAGGGTACACCATTTCCAAACGCTAAAAGTTGTGATATAATGTACCTATCCAAACAAAAGGAGGTAACCTCAAAATGATGATTTTCACTGGCATGGACAATTCGGGCAAGACCACGATAGTCCAGAGGACTGCCAAGAAGCTTGGCCTCCCTGTGGTCAAGTCCCTGGGTCCGGACCACCCTGTGGACGAGAAGCACATCTGGCTGCTTGACCAGATGACCCGGGAGAAGGCTTTCCCTGGCTCTGTTATCTTCGACCGCTTCCTCCCCTTTGAGGAGATGGTCTATGGCAAGGTCCTGCGGGGAGACCCCATCTACTCCCTGGATGACCCCTACATGAAATCCCTCAAGGACCTGAACCCCACCATCGTCTACACCCGTTCCCACTCTTCCACCATCTTCAACTGGGATGGCCGGGAGCAGATGGACGGAGTGATTGAGCAGAAGGAGAAGCTCCTGGCTGCCTGGGATGACCTGATGTGGGGCCTGATGGCCAGAGGCTGGGACGTCCAGGTCTACGACTACGAGGCTGAGAATGAGAAGGAAGAAGAATCCCGAAAGCTGTATGACCACATCATGAACCTGGGGGAAATGTTTCTTCAGGGTATGAAGGACGCCCTGGACAAGAGCCAGGAAGACGAAGAGGAGGACGAAGACTAATGAATATCAATCATGCAACTGTGGAAGAGGTCACTGGCGACAAGCTTCAGGCCATCTTCACCCGCCAGAAGTCCCTGATGGACAAATACCACGACATCGAGCTGAAGTCTGGTCTGCTCCAGACTGAGGACTGCCCGGTCAACCTGGATGACAAGAGAGGCCAGGCCCGTATCAAGGACTTCTCCTGGCGGGTGACTGAGGAACTGGGCGAGGCCCTGGATGCCAAGGCCACCAAGGACCACTACCAGGAGGAGCTCATCGATGGACTTCACTTCCTGACTGAGTTGACCATCCTGGCAGGCAAGGACTATCACAACATCCTTCCTGAGGGTACTGCTCTCTACCACAACGACCGGTTGGAAGACCTGGTGGAGAATGCCAAGGAGTGCATCTCCCGGAATGGGGACAACCTGAGTTACTGGGTCTCTAAATTCATCGAGAACCTGGGCATGATGTGCAACTGCCTGAAGAACAAGCCCTGGAAGCAGTCCATGATGAAGACTGACCAGAATGCCTTCTATGGCCGACTGGCTGAGGTCTGGGTCCTGTATATCACTCTCCTGGTGGTCTCCGGAATGGATGCTGACAGCATCGCCATCACCTACCTGAAGAAGTCTCAGGTAAACCAGTTCCGGCAGAGAAGCAACTACTAAGGAGAAGGCCCCATGCTGAAGAAACACTACAAGGACTTCAGTGAGGCCTACTTCGGGGTCAATCGGGAAATCCTGCTGCATCCACAGCATCTGGACTACCTGGAGAACACCAGGGGAGTCGTAGAAGACCTCTTCCTCACTCTCGACAGTATTGACTGTGAGAAGGTTGACTTAGCTCCCCTGGGGTACTCCCCCCGGAAGTGGGGACACCTGGTCAAGACCTACATTGACCTGGATAAACTCAGGGAGTTCTTCCACCTCTGTGAAATCTCAAAGGGCATCTCCATTGGGTATGACTTCAGGAGAAAGGATACGGGCAACGGGTCCTGTATGAGGGAGGTCATCCTCACCCGCCACCGCAGAAAGAAGCCCTGGACCAAGGCCACAGTTATCTGGAGGGCCACAGAGCTACAGAAGAGATGGGCAGCTGACCTCATCCTTCTGCACCACCTGCTCTCCAAGGTCCCCAACTCTCAGTTCACCGAGATTGAGTTCTTCATCACCAGTGCTTACCAGTCAGGCATGTATGTCATTCCTCTGGTGGAGCCAGTGTTCGGAGTGAAGATGAAGGACTTGGACCCCACAGCTCATCCTTACTGGAAGATTATCCGGTACCGAAATGACAAGTACTATCAGGAGGACTCCCCTCGACAGAAGCTCAGTCCTGCTCAGAGAATGCAGGATGTGGCCAATGCCATTCGGGAAGGGAAAACCTTCGAACCTATCACCTACAAAGACTTTGAATTGGAGGTATGACAAATGAGAATCTACACCAACGCTCAGGAAATGGTCGAGGAGGTCAAGAGGGACCTGGCCGAGATGGGCATTGTGGTACGGCCTGCCACCATGCAGGACAAGTATGTCAAGGGCAATCCTGACTACGAGACCAAGGAGCTGCAGAACTACAGCTACTGCCTGCTCAATGCCCGGAGCCAGGACATCCCCGAAGTCACTCAGCCCTGGGCTGATGCTGAGTTCAAGGAGCGGGTCACTGACCCCTGGGAGAGATATCCGGATGGAGAGCCTCTTCTCGAATCCATTAGCCTCCCCAACTTCATCAACCCCGGCGAGGCCTGGAAGCTCAGAAAAGAGGTATGGTCTGAGTATATGCACGATGGGAAGCTGGCCTACACCTACAACGAGCTGCTCTGGAACAACGACCAGCTGACCAAAATCATGAACCGCCTGAAGGAGGACCCGGACTCCAGGCAGCTGTGGATTAGTCTTTGGAACCCGGACAAGGACCCCGACTTCCTGGGGGGTGTCTCCAGAGTCCCCTGCTCTCTGGGCTATGGTCTCCAGGTCCGGGATGGCAAGCTCAACCTGCACTACGTGATGAGGTCCTGTGACTTCGTGACCCATTTCCGGAACGATGTCTATCTGGCCATCAAGTTCCTGGAGTGGGTGGCTGAGAAGACTGGCTATCCTGTGGGAGACTTTACCCACACCATGTTCTCCTGCCACGTATACAACAAAGACATCCAGGGGGTATTCTGATGGCCTGTCATGACTGCAACCTTTGTGCCTTCTCCAGTCCTACGTGTATCTGGGGAGCCGGCCCCTCCAAGGCCAAGGTCATGGTAGTCAACAGCTATGCCACAGAACAAGATGAACAGGAGGGGGCGGCAGTCATGCCGTCCTCCCTTGTTGAAAGACTGAGGGCCATAGGACTTGACCCTGAGAAGGTCTACTATACCAACGCCATTAAGTGTGCCTGCCCAAGAGGAACCAAGTACAAGGTGGGGGACATCAAGAAGTGCAAGCAGCACCTGGACAAGGAGATTGCTGCAGTCCAACCCACCTATGTTCTGGTCCTGGGTGCTCAGGCCCTGAAGGCCACAGTGGATGGCTCCATCACTGAACTCAACGGAGTGATGGTGGAGAAGGATGGGATTAAGTACATGCCCTCCTACAGTCCTGGCATAGTTTACCGTGACCCCGGGAAGGCTCCCTTTGTGGAGAAAGCCATGAACAACTTCAAGGCTATGATGGAGGGAAGCCTGGAGGGACTCCCCGAACTGGACATCAGGCTCATCACTAACATGAGGGAACTCAAGAGAGCCTTCCACCACCTGAGGGACAACAACTATCTGCACCTGAGCTATGATATTGAGACCACAGGCCTGGTGAGATTTGAGGATGAAGTGAACCTGTTTGGCTTTGGCAATGACCAGGTCCAATATATCATCCCGCTGGAGGCTCGCTACAGCCCGCTGAAGGGCGCCAGGCTGGCCCAAAGGAAACTCATTAGGACGTGTGTGAACTGGCTAAATAGGAACGCTAAAGCCCTCGTGGCGGGCAATGGAAAGTTCGATGACCTGTTCCTGAAGTATCGCTTTGGGGTAAAGCCCAACATCACCTTCGACGTAGTGCTGGCCTCCCACATACTCAATGAGAATACCCCCAACGGTGTGAAGGAGAATGCAGTGCTGGAGTGCAATGCTCCGGAGTGGGATGTGGACAAGGACCTCAAGACAGGCAAGTATAAGACACGAGAGAAGTATCAGGAATACTTGACTTACCTGGGGTACGACATCTACTATGAGTATAAGCTCTATAGAGTGTTCCACAAGAAGCTCAAGCAAGACCGGGCCCTGATGAAGCTCTTCTACCATCTCTACATGCCCGGCATCATTTCCTACGAGACTGTGGAAGAACACGGGGTGTTCATCTATCCTCAGCAGTTCAAGAAGGTCCGAAAGCACTTGGAGTCCGAGAGAGAGGCCATTGAGAAGCAACTCCTGAAGATGGCCAAGCACGAGGTCAACTGGAACTCTCCGGCCCAGATACAGAAGTTACTGTATGAAGAGCTCAAGCTCCCAGTGATTGAGACCACAGAGTCTGGCTCTCCCTCCACAAGTGAGGCTACTCTGATGCAGCTGAGGGACAAACACCCCATTGTAGAACTCATCCTGAAGTACCGGGGTGTCAACATTCAAATCTCTCACTTCATCGATGGTTGGATTAACCGGATGTGGGGTCGAAGACTATTCCCCAACTTCAAGTTACACGGAACTGTTACGGGGAGAACCTCCTGCACTGACCCCAACCTCCAGCAGGTACCTCGAGACCCCATCATCCGAAACCTGGTGGGGGCTCCTGAAGGCTGGTCTGTGGTGGAGATTGACTACTCCCAGGCAGAGCTCCGCATAGCAGCAATCATGTCTGGGGACGAGACCATGAAGCGTATCTACCAGACTGGAGGAGACATCCACACTCACACGTACGAGATGATAACTGGGGAGAAGGTCTCCGATGACAAGTACATCAAGAAGGAACAACGCAAAAAGGCCAAGGCTGTAAACTTCGGATTTGTCTATGGTATGGGCTGGAGAAAGTTCAAGATTTATGCCCGAGACAACTACGGGGTAGACCTCACAGACAAAGAGGCTGAGCAGTGGCGGGAGAGATTCTTCCAGGCTTACCACTCCCTTCCCAAGTGGCACTCCAAGCAGAGAAGAATTGTCCAGTCTATGGGCCAGGTCAGGTCTCCCATTGGAAGACTCCGGAGGCTCCCTGACATTTACTCCACAGACAAGTCGAAGAAGGCTGAAGCTGAGAGACAGAGTATCAACTCCCCAGTGCAGGGCTTTGGCTCTGACCTGACTATCTTGGGAATGTCTGAGATTATGGGCAATGCCCAGTACTATGACCCTGACTATGTACTGGACAAGGACAAGTTCTTTGTCATAGGTACAGTTCATGATGCTACCCTGTTCGAAGTGAGGAACGACTACCTGATGGAGTTTTGTCCCAGGGCCAAGCATATCTTGGAACACCCAAAGGCTCTTGAGGATGTATTCCACTTCGACACTGATGTGCCGATTGTGGCTGATGTGGCAGTAGGCAAGTCCTGGGGTGCAGGCATAGAGCTCCACATGGAAGAGGGTGGAGACTGGAAAGACCAACTCAAGACTTACCTGGATGGCCTGAAATAATCCAAGAATGACCCCCATTCCAGGGGGTCTTCTTTTGTGGTATAATATACACATAGGAAGGAGGTGAACCAAAATGGCAGATATTCTCAAGATATCTAATTCCAAGATTAGCACCTGGAGAAAATGCCACATGGCCTACCATTACAAGTATCATGACCACCTCAGACCCAAGAAGAAGGGTATCGCCCTCAGGAGGGGCTCTATCATCCATGAGTGCATCGAGGCCTATGACTCTGGTCGGTCCTGGAGGAAGCCCTACAAGGCCTTCGCTGAGCAGTTCTACAGGGAGACCTTCAAGGAGGAGATTGTGGAGTTCGGAGACATCCCTCGTATGGTGGAGGAGCTGATGGAAAACTACCAAGCCCTCTACGAGGATGATGGCCTGGTCTACCTGGGCAACGAGCTCCACTTTGAATTGCCCCTCATGCCTGGAGTGGTCATTGAAGGCTACCTGGATGCACTGGTCGAGGACGAGAAAGGGGCTATCTGGCCTAAGGAGACCAAGACCTACAAGAGGAACCCAGACTATGACTTCCTGCTCCTCAACACTCAGTCTGCCCTCTATACCTGGGCAGTCACCGAGATGGGGTACTCCCCTAAGGGAACACTATGGGACATCATTCGGGCCAAGGAGCCTGCCCGGCCTCAGATTCTCGCCAGTGGACAGCTCTCCAAAAGAGGCATTGACTCCACACCATATACGGTCAAGAAGGCCCTGCTGGAGATGGGCAAGGACCCGAAGGACTATCAGGACCTTCTGGCCAAGGTCTCCTATGATGACTACTTTCGTCGCTATCCTGTGAGGGTGAACCACACTGTAGTCAAGGGCATCATGAATGACTTCAAATCCACAGCCAAAGAAATCCTCAGGTATGGGGACAAGCTCTGTGACCGGAACCTTGGGAAGGGCTGTGCCTGGTGTGACTACAAGCCTCTGTGCCAGGCTGACCTGATGGGCCTGGACACTGACTTCATCAGGAAGAAGCAATTCGAAGTAGTAGAAAAGGAGGGAAGACCCGATGGCAACGAAGAAGAAAACCCCTAAGAAGTCCAGTCTGGAGGACCGCTTCCAGGACCTGCTTGACATGGACACCCCGACCATCATCACCCTGTATGGTCGCCCGGGTACTGGAAAGACCACAATCTCCTGTACCCTGCCCAAGCCCCTGCTCCTCATTGATGTGAAGGACAAGGGTACTGACTCGGGCAAGCGGGAGGACCTGGAGCCGGGAGACATCACTGTCTTTGAGCTGGAGTCCTTCGACGAAATCTATGACATCTATGACTACCTGGAGGAGAACCCTGACAAATTCAAGTCTGTGGTTATTGACCACATGACTGCCCTGCAGGACTTCTGTTACGAGAAGGTCATGGATGAGGAAGGCAAGAGCAAAATGTCTCAGGGTATGTACGGCACTGCTGGTGGCTACCTGAAGGAGGTCATCAACCTCTACAAGGGATTGACTGACCTGGGCATCACCCCCTGCTTCAACTGCCAGGACCGTATGGAGTCTGGGGATGGTGAGGGAGAGGACCAGCTGCTTCCTGAGGTAGGACCCAGCCTCATGCCCTCTGTGGCCCGTACCCTCTGTGCTGCCTCTCGTGTGATTGGCCACACTTACCAGTTCGAGAATGTGGAGAAGCTGGAAGGGGCCAAGGTCCGGAGAAACATCGAGTTCCGCCTGAGACTGGGGCCTAACCCCTACTACATCACGAAGGTCACCCGTCCCTTCGGCACCCCCTGTCCTCAGTTCTTGGTGGATGCCAACTACAAGGACATCATGAAAGTGGTCAAGGGCAAGTGGGAGGACCCCACAGGAACCAAGAAAAAAGGTACCAGTGTCAAGAAGAAACTGGGCAGTAAGTAATTTACAAAAGGGCCAAAGTCTGATATAATCAGAGTGACCCTAAAAATTAAGGAGGTTATTTCCATGGCAACCAAAAACAAGAGAAGAGGCAGAGGGGGCTCCTCTGTCAATCTGGACCTTTCCGGAGTGGAGGTCGGCCGGAGAGCTATCCCTGAAGGCACCTATGCTGTTGTGGTCAACAAGGCTGAGCTGACCAAGTCCCGTGAGGGCAACAACATGATTAAGCTGGAGTTCGAGGTCACCGAAGGACCCCACAAGGGTGCCAAGCTGTTTGAGAACTGCTCCCTCCAGCCTCAGGCCCTGTTCAAGCTGAAGGGTGTCATGCTGGCCCTGGGCATGGACATTCCTGAGGGGTCCTTTGACCTGGACACCAACGACCTGGTCGGCCTGAACTGTGAAGTTGAGGTGGGCCACGAAACCTACGAGGGCAAGAAGAGAGCCCGCATCCTGGAGTACATCAACCCTGAGGAAGCTGATGAGGACGAGGAAGACTCTGATGACTCCGAAGGGGAAGAGGACGACGAGGATGAAGTGGACCTGGAGGAGAAGCTGGGCGAGATGTCCAAGGATGAGTTGAAGGACCTGGCCCTTGAGCTGGACATCCCCAAGAAGAAGGTCCTGGCTGCCAAGAAGGCCAAAGCCCTGATTGACCTCATTCTGGACGAGGCCGATGAGGAAGACCTGCTGGCCCTCCTGGATGGTGAGAACGATGATGAGGAAGATGAGGACGATGAGGAGACTGACTACTCTGAAATGTCCCTCTCTGAGCTGAAGGCTGAGTGCAAGGACCGGGGCCTGAAGGTGAAGAAGGGCATGTCCAAGGAGGACCTCATCGAGATGCTGGAAGAGGACGACGAGGAATAATCCTCAATGGCCAGCAAACCAGAGACCAAGGTGGTCAAGAAAATCCTGGAGATGCTGGAGGACTCCTTCCCAGGCTTTTACTTCAAAACCCACGGAGGCCTGTACCAGAGAATAGGACTGCCCGACATCCTGGGAGTCCACAGGGGAAGGTTTATAGGGATTGAGGTGAAGTGTCCTGGGAAGGAGGACACCCTCACCAAGAACCAGGAAAAGACCCTCAGGCTCATACGACTCTACGGTGGAGTGGGATTTATGTCAACCTCCCCCGAAGATACAAAATCTAAACTAAGAAAGGAAATGACATCATGGCCAATACCAAAGAAAAGCTCCAGACCCTGAAGACCCTGCACTCTCAGCAGCAGGCCCTCTACGCTGAGAAGAACGAGAAATACGACGATGCCTTCGCCAAGACCTACGCTGAGTATGGCCCCACTGTGGCCATCATCCGACTGGAGGACAAGCTCAATCGAGTCAAGGCCCTGGTCGCTGCTGGCCTGGACGACTCCAACGGGGAGTCCCTGGTGGACACCCTCATTGACATGGCCAACTACGCCAACATGTTCCTCATCGAGCTGGGGGCCAAGGCTTCCACAGTGGAGGAGAAGCCCAAGAAGAAGCGGAACCGGAAGAACAAGGAAGAGACTGAGACTGGGGCTGCTGAGAAGGGTCCTCTGGATGACCTGACCAAGAAGCAGCTGGTGGAGCTCATCTCCCAGCTGGGCGGCACCGCTTCCAAGAAGGACAACCGGAAGAAGCTGATGGGTATCATCGAAGGCTTCCCCAAGGCCAAGGTGGCTGTGGCCATCACTTCCCTGAAGGCCCAGTCTGAGCCTGTGGAGGACGAGGATGATGGGGACGAAGAGGAATAACCTCTACCCCCACCAGAAAGAAGGCGTAAGGAGGGCTTTAGCAGAGCCCTTCTTCGCTTTGTTTATGGACCAGGGGACGGGCAAGACAGCTGTGGCCATTCGAACCACAGTAAAGAGATTCATCAGGGAGGGCCTGCATAGAGTAGTGGTCTTTGCTCCGAACAACCTACTCTACAACTGGACTGTGGAGCTCAAGGAGTGGGCATGGCTCCCCAGAAATAGGGTGAAGGTCCTCAGGCTGAGGGGCAAGAAGGGGGACTGGATTGAGCAGCTCTCCAACTTCATGAAGTACGACCCTGAGCTTTGCACGCTGGAGGAGCTTCGGGGGCAGGGCCACAAGGGGAAGAAGAGGGACATTCTGAAGAACTGGAAGCCCCCTCTCATGATACTGCTGGTCAACTATGAGAAGGCCAGACTCTTAGAACCACAGCTTCGAAGACTGAAGATACAAAGCCTGGTCATCGATGAAAGTCAACGAGTGAAGAGCAGAAATGCTCAGGTCTCCAAGGCCATCTACAGGACTACCAGGGGATGCAAGACCAGACTGCTCATGAGTGGGACTCCAGTCAGCAGAGGCTATGAAGACCTGTTCATGCAGTACAAGATTATGGACCCCACCATCTTCGGAGAAGACTACCGGGACTTCGAGAATCAGTATATTCGCAAAGGAGGCTACATGGGCAAGGAGATTGTGGGCTACCAGAACGTAAAAGAACTCCAGGACCTGGTGGCTGAGACCTCATACCGTGTGGAGATTGAGGACTGTGTGGACCTCCCCCCGATGGACTTCAAGTACCTGACCTGTGAGCTTACTGGAAAGGCGCTGAAGGCGTATCAGGAGCTCTATGAGGATTTATATACCCAGATACCATTGGAGGCCTCCAGAGGGCGTCTAAAGGCCATACTGAGGAAGAACCACATAGACTACTCCCCGGGGGAAAGCTACATCTCCCTGTTGCTGAAGGCTGAGGACTACCTCAATGTCTCCTCCTGTGATATGACCATCACCCAGATTATGAGATTGCATCAGCTGGCAGGAGGCTTCATCCGACTGGACAGTGGGGAGCTGGTCCAACTTGGACGAGACAAACTGGACCTGGCCATAGACTACCTCAGGGACAGGAAGAACCCAGTAGTTATCTTCTGCAACTTCGTGGAAGAAATCCGGCTCTTGGAACGAGAGCTCAAGAGGGAATTTCCACAGCGAAGAGTGGAGAACTACAGGGACTCGAAGAACCGGGAGAAAATTGAACGAGACTTCAAGCAGGGAAAGGTGGACATCATCATTCTGCAAATCCACTCAGGAAGCACTGGCCTGAACCTTCAGAAGGCGGACCTGGTCATGCTCTACTCCACAAACAGAAATGCCGATGACTACTGGCAGGCCATAGCTCGTATCAAGAGGCCAGGTCAAAAGAACCGAATGGAAGTGGTGTCCCTTCTGGCTGAGGGAACTGTAGATGAGGATGTGGATGCCAACATCAAGGCTAAGACGAAGCTGATGAAGAAGCTCTGGAGAAAATCTTGATTTACCCATTTACAAACTCTTGATTGTCTGGTAAGATATATGCATAAACCACAACACACTCTACCAACAATCAGGAGGAAAGGAAAATGACCATCACTAATCTCACCATTAAGAAGCTCACCACTAAGGAACTCAACGACCTGGACTGCTTCTCTACTCTGGGGGTTGGACTCTACCGGGGAAACCTGAAGGCCAAGGTAAAGCTCCAGAACAAGTACTACTCCAGAACCACCACCCCCGATGGGGTAGAGGTATTCGAACTGGAAGGCTGGGAGGCCCACTTCATTCCCCTGGCCGATGAGGATAAAGTTCCCCACTGGGCCTTCCGGGTATGGGACAAGGAGCTTCAGTGCTACAAGCCTATCTGGAACATTCTGATGGCTACCAACTTCATCAAATAACTCAAGAGAGGCCCCCATTTACGGGGGCTTCTTCTTATGGTATAATAGATACAAAGGAGGAGTAGACCTATGACTGAAATTCAAAGACGAGAGATAGTTCAAAAGTGCAATGCCCTGGGAGAGTATTCGGAGGAAGATACCTACCCCATCATCAAAGAGGTACTGGGGAAGGAAATTCAAGATTTGACTGACCAGGAGAGGGAGTCCCTGGCCGAGTCTCTTTTCTAAGGAGGAACGCAGATGACTGAGTACTTGAAGCATCGATACTCCAAGCGGGTGTGGAAAGTGGAGACTGACCATGGGCCGGACCATCCCTACCTTTCCCACTTTCCCTATGTGAGATACGTTCGCCAGTCCACTATGGAGAAGTTCTTCACCCCCTGCTCCGGACCCATCCAGGACTCCCCCATCACTGTCCCACAGGAGATTGACTGGGAGAAGCGCCAGCTCCGGAAGGAGGAGCCCATTGTGGTGAAGGCTCCTGCTCCCACAGAAAGGAAGCTCAAGAGAAAGGAACGAGCGGAGACCCGGAGAAGGGAGAAGGAACCCTCCACCGACTACACCCTGGCTGACCTCTGTGGGGAAATAGGGATGGACCCCGCCAAGGCCAGGAAGCTCCTCAGGGCCAAAGGCAAGAAGCCCCCAGAAGGCACATGGAAGTGGCCGAACAAGGAAGCTGCGAAGGCCATCAGAAGATTTTTGAAAAAATCTTAATTTACCCATTTACAAGTCTAGACTTATCTCTTATAATGTAACTGTAATCAAACAACACACCTCACCAACCAACAACATCTACATTATAGGAGGAAACGAAAATGACCATCAACATCAACACCACTTCTCTGGAAGAGCTGAAGACCCTGAACCTGAAGGACCTGCAGGCTGTGGCTAAGGAAGTCAAGGTCAAGAACTGGTGGACCATGAAGAAGGCTGACCTGCTCCAGGTAGTGGCTGACACCTGCTTCACCACCCAGGAGAACCTCAAGAAGGCTGAGGCTTCCTGCAAGGGGGCCAACGAAGAGGCCAAGAAGACCCAGAAGGCCCAGGCCAAGAAGAAGGCCAGGGCTGCCAAGGTAGAGAAGGATGAAGAGAACCTGGTGACCCTCAAGGAACTGGCTGCTGAGTTCGGCATGAAGGGTACCAAGGCCAGAAGACTCCTCCGGGACGCTGCCATCTCCCGTCCTTACGGTGGCAACCGCTGGGAGTGGGACAAGAACCTTCACATCGATGAACTGAACATGGCTCGGGAATACCTGAAGGCCCACACCAAGGCTCCCAAGAAGGAGCAGGGCAAGTGATATACAACCAAATCAAGAAGCCCCCTAAACCCCCTCCCTGAACCAAGTACAAGGAACAGGAAGGGGGCTTTCTTGTACGAGCCCAAAATAGGACCCCCAGCCAGAGGCCCTCAGCAGGCCGCTACAGGGCTTTTATACCCCCAGCGGTGTAGGTATATTCCCAGGGTGTCCAGGCTCCCACAGGCGCCCACGTGGCTGCCTGCTGGCTGGGTCCAAAAAGGACCCCTGGGAGCAGGATGTGAGGGGGTCAGGTTATCTCAACAAGAAAGGCCCCCTACCCACTCCACAGGGAGCAGGCAGAGGGCCTTGTTCATGCGTGGTCTGTACGAAGGGAGTAGACCTTCTCAAGTCTAGCGTCCATGTCTCCGTTCCAACCATGTGATTTGTAATTCTTGAACATCTCATCCAGGACTCGTCTCTCTGCTGGAGTGGCATAGCCCTGAGTGAGCAAGCGTTCAATTTCCTCGGACATGCGGGAGTAGGCCAGGAGGCGAATGGTCTCCAGGGCAGCCTCAACTTTCTTGAGGAGCTCTTCATGCTCCTTACGTTTGGCTGCCTCCTCCCGCTTACGGGCCTGTCTTGCTTCTTCTTCCTTCTTGTCCTTTCGGTCGAAGAATCTCTTGACCAAGAAGAGGAGAAGACCATTGGAGCCGAGTACCGAAAGTACAACTGCAGCTAAATCCATGTGGTCTCCCTCCTTAGTCTTCTCTATCAAGAACGTTCTGAACCTTCTGGGACTGGGTGCCGAAGTAGAAAGCGATGATGACTGCGTAGATGGTCATGAAGTCCTGGGAGATTTGATTGGTGCAGGCCATGTAGGCAAACACACCAGTCAGGGCCAGGGTCACGATGCTCTTGACAGACATCAGGGCAGCCAGACGGTTGATGATTTTAGAGTTACGCTTCGGGGTCTCCACCGTCTCCCCAGCCTCCAGGGTCTCCCCCTGCAGAGTTTTCTCGTCCATTGTTTTCACCCCCTTCTCTGTGGCTATGTCCAAAGACTACACTGTCATTGTGCTCAAAGATATTCTCCACAGTCTTGAGAATACCGACTCCCAAGATTGTGGTGATGGCCTGCTGGGAAAGCTCAACCACAGGAAACACCTGGCCCAACCTGATAGTGGAGTACAGGGCTATGATGTACGAGGTTGAGACCCAGAAGATGGCAGCTACCTGAGTGGTCAAGTAGATGAACCGGGTAGCAGATACCCAGTTCACCTTTCTTGCCACCCTTTTTCCTTTAGTCGAGAACGCCCGCATTGTCCATCACTTTCATGATTCGACAGAAGGTCTCAGTGACATTCAGCAGGTTGTCCTCCAGGGAATTCGGGTTGGGGTCAGAGTAGCCTCCCAGGTAGCCCTTCTTCATGGCCTTCTCCACAGAGCCCCTGTAGCTGATAGGAACGTCCTTCAGGTATGCGTAGGTTGCTTCCATGTTCCCTTCCTCCTTGTTCTCTTCCTTAGTCGCCAGGCTGGCATAGTCAGGGAGACACCAGCCACGAATATAGCGACCGTTGACTTTGAGATTGCGGTAGGCAACAGCCTGACCCTTGTTGCCCTCGATGATGGTGATGGTGTCACCATTGATGCCAGCCACAATGCCCACATGGTCGGGATTGCCAGTGTTGTCTGTGGAGGCATAGTTAGTGCCATCCTGCCAGTCATACATGACAACGTCTCCGATGGAGGGCCGGTAGCTGTCTTTCTCCTGCCAGCGACCCTTGGCCTTGTACAGGGCAATCATGCGGGAGCAGCTACACTCAGGCAGGATGATGTCCTTGAGGCCAGTCTTGAAGCCAACAGCAGATACGTAGGTAGCACACCATTCATCGGTGTACTTCACCTTATAGCCCACAGGAAGGGGCTTGAGGGTGTTGTAGAGGTCGATGATGGGCTTGAAGGAGCCATCGGACTCCTTCGCCCCCAGCCAGGCCTTGGCAGTGTTTACTACCTTCTGGCGAAGTTCTAATTCAGTCATGAGTGTTCCTCCTTATTGATTCATGACTTCCTCAATGGTGCCCAGGTCAGTCCACTTTACGTTGATTGTACCAGGAGCCCATACGTTGTTGTCCTGTCCGCTCCTCCACACGTGACCTTCATGAGTACAACAGTCGTTGGTCATGTAGGGGCTGGTGGAAGAAGAGAGGAAGGGCTTGGCTTCCTTCGGGTCAGTAGACCAGTAGAAGCCCCACTGGGCAGGCAGCTCCTCTGGCTCCTGGGTATAGATAGTGCTGTCATAGGGCTGAAGAAGCTTGACTGCATTTCCCTGGGGGGATTTGCAGACATACCCCGCCTTGTAGTTGAGATACTGTCTCTTGGGGTCAAAGTTAGGGAGAAAGTCCCCCTCTGCCACAACCTCAGTACCAGTCATCTCAGGGGCTCTTTCCTGGAGAGATTGAGCCACCAGCTTTCCAGCCTTACGAAGGGTAGACAGGACCAGCTCTTTGTCGGTCATACTTCATTCACCCCTTCCCTAATGGCCTTGGCCATCTCAGCATAGGGGTCCTCTTCCACAGGAGCAGCAGGGGGCTCGGGGGGAGGGGAAAGGGGGGACCTAACCACTTCCCCATTGACCACTCTCAGGGGACCTTCTCCTTCGGGAAGAGACTCCAGCTGGATGCTTGGGACTCCAGGGTCTTCAAAGAAAACCTGGGTAGACCCGTTGTAATTTTCTACTACCCACACCATCTTAGTCACCCCCTGTCTTTCTTTTCAAAATGTACCAAGCTTCGTTAGCCGACAGAAAATGATATCTCCAGTCGTCTTGGTTGGTACCTGGAATAGCCACTCGTTGGCCGGTCATACCAATGACATCTCCAGAAGTAATAGAAGTACCAGCGAAGTGAGTAACCTGAGACAGGTTCAGAACTTGTTGAGCTACTTGGACTCCCTGAGTACGGTCAACCTCTTGACCACTAACTCCCCAAATGAGAGGAACCACCTCACCCTTTTCAGGGTAAATGAGGTTACCAAATGCGATGAGGGCTCCGGGGAGGTCTGGAATAGCAAAGACCCTCTCTCGAATGGAGTAATACCCCGAGGGGTCAATAAAGCTTGTGGGGATTGAGAGAATACTCAGATTCTCGTTGGTCTTGTCCATCACCAGAAGTTGCTGACCAGAGGAACCCCTACCCATGACCGCCTTGTTGTTTACAGTACCACAGTAGTAAGCGTTTATCCAGTCAGAGAGTTCGGTGTTTCCAGTAGTCAACTCGGCCCAGTTGGAAGTATGATTGACCATGGAGAAACGAACGGCTCGGGTGAAGCACTGATAAGACTCGCTGGAGGAAGTTCTGTATCTGGCGATGATGTAACAGTTGTTTGCATCGTGGAAAAGAACTCTCATGTACAGGTCTTGTCCCCCAGAGATGCGGGTGATGTCGAACGTGGTAACACCAGTAGTGACCATCGGAGTACTGTTGGTGAAGTCCACAGTAATGACCTGATACTGAGTTATGTTGCGGTGACTGTATACACCACCCAGCAAGTAGAGCTTATTTCCCCGAACTCCGATGGGTTGTACGTCGCTCCAGTTCCCAGCAACAGACACCTGACTGAAGGAACCTGAGGTGGTACTACGTTTCAAATAGAAGACAATCAGAGTCTCGTTTCTGAGGTAAAGATACCCCCAGTAGCCAGAAGTACCATATACTCCGTATAAGTACGAAGAGCCATAAGCTGGAGAAACCTTCTTACTAGACATGTCTAAGATACAGTACTTATCCAGGGCCAGAATGTCCCCCTCACTGGACACTGCAATTGTTGAGTTTACTCCCGGACGAGTGTCACTACCATTAGAGTACTCCTCACCCCAGTTCTTCACGAGGGAGGGGGTCTTGTCCGGGGTGAGAGGGGTGAGGGGGGTCTGAAGCAAGATGGTACTACTTTTCCAATCGGATTGATACTTAGAGAGTACACCACCATTGAAGATGGTGTTTCCAAAGATGACCCCAATTCCATAAGTGCCCGAGATTTCTCTGTCGTCGGTAGAGTTACCATCTGACTGGGAATGAAGCTTAATGCTCAGGGGACTCAGGGTAAACTTCTCAAAAACCGATTGAACATTGATGAGTTTCCCTGTGGTTAAATCCAGAACAGTCTCAGCGGCTGTACCAATGGCCTGCTTGGTCTTGAGGGGGGTCATGTACTTGGTATCATTAGTACCAGCAGTAGCCTCAGAAGTAGAGGCCTTAGCCGATACATCCAGTTTGGAGGTCTGGAGTCCTTGGATAAGGTTGAGCAGGTTGCCAGCCACATCATCTCCAAGCTGACTCTTTACATTCTCAAACCACTCGTCGAAGGACTCCTGGGCAGCCGTAAGAAAGCCAGAGACATCGAACTGGTCAATGAGGCCAGTTACGATACCACAGCGGTCGGGGTCAGTTCTCATGTCCTTGATGGCCTGCTGGGTAATGTTGCCA